CATATAGTTTGTATCACCACGTGTTTCACATAGACATATGATCTCACGTTTGAAGTTCTCTTTACCTAACTTCTCTATATCTTCTAGTAATCTCTTACTCGATCCCCAATACTCTTTCCAATCAGTTTCTTTTGTGACCTTACGCTTTCTCTTAAAGCCCATTAAAGGCTTTAGTTTCCTGACGGTATTAAAGTATTTACGACCAATGTAATCATGTCCATTGACCAAGTTGGTAATGCGATACACAAAACCATAAAAATCACCAATATCATCAGAAGTGAATTGTCTCCCATCAAGCGTCCATTCGGTCTTCATCGTTATCGTATTCTGATGCATCATATCCTCCACGCTCAGCCCATGCTAAATTAGAACCACAAAAAGGGCAGTGTGTTACTTCAATATCAAACTCGGCTGCTTCGTGTTCATAACCTAAGTCTTCCTTAATTACTACCTCAAATGGTTCGCTATTACATTCATTACATATCATAAACTTAATTCTCCTACTGTCCAAAATGACATCATATTATCATAACTTCCGATGTACTTACCATCTATATATATCTGAGGAAATGTTCTAGTTCCTGCTGGAACTGTTTCAAAGAATTGTTCAGGTGTCCAATCCGGACCCTCTACATTTCTCTCTTCGTAACTTACTCCTTTCTGATCTAAAATAGCTTTTGCTTTACTACAATAGATGCAGTTGTTTTTACTCCATACAATTGCTCTACTCATAAACTTAATCCTTTAAATGTTGTGTTATCTACATCTTGTTTAGTACCGCCAACGACGTACGATGTAATCTCTGTTTCTTGCGGAGCTACTTGTACTGCTCCTCCACTAATCCATTTCTCTGTCCATGGTAGTGGGTTATGTAAATGTGTATGGAATGGTACTGCATAATTTAGAGACTTAATTCTCTTCGCACCAATCCAACGCACATATTCTTTTAAGAGGTCTGAGTTTAATCCGATCATTGAACCGTTACCGAATAAGTAATCACACCACTCCTCTTCTTGTACTAATGCATCTTCAAATAATTTCATTACTTCATCATTAGTCTCATCTTTAATCTTTGCATATTCTTTATCATCTTTAATAAGAGTTCGTATAATATTAAGACTTGCTGCAAGGTGTAAATTCTCATCTCTTGCGATAAGCTTAATAATCTTTGCATTACCTTCCATTTGTTTTAACTCTGCAAATGCCCATGAGCATGCAAAGCTAACATAGAACCTTATACCCTCAAGGATGTATATACTTATCAGACATAGATATAACAGCTTTTTATGCTTATAGCCACCGTGAGGACCCTTAAAATTGATCAGGTTGTCATAATGTTCTGATATTGCATTACCACACTCGGCAATTGCAGGGATAGATGTTATCTCATCGAAGACCTTAGATGGGTTAGGATAGACATTTCGTATGACATGTGTGTATGATCTTGAATGAATAGTCTCAAAAAATGCCCATGTTTCAATCAATAATTCTAATTCAGGATTACTTGCAATTGGCAACAATGCCAAGTCAGGTGATCTGCCCTGTACTGAGTCTAATAAGATTTGTCTCTTTAAATTAGATGTGAAGATATGTTTCTCATTTTTTGTTAACTTACCAAAGTCTATCTTATCTTTTGTGACATCGATCTCATCTGGTGTCCAATAGAATGATAACATCTTTTCATATAACTTCTGCAATGGTGGATATTTAACCACATCATACCGTGCTATGTCTACACCTTCGTCAAAGAATAAATCTTTGTCCATGTGTCCTTTTGTGTTTATCTTAAATACAGATTTTTTCATACGGTAAACGACTCTCCACAGCCACATCTGGCTTTTTCTTTTGGATTATAAAATTCAAATCCTTCATTAAGACCTTGGTACTTATAGTCTATCTCACAACCATCTACATAAGCAAGTGACTTTGCATCAACGACAATACTAATACCCTTTTCATTAAAGGTAGTATCATGTTCGTCTGTTTTGTCTGCATACTCTAAATGGTATGCTAAGCCTGAACAACCTGTGGTTTTTACTAATACCCTAAGTTTACGATCTTGTACTGCCGCATGTAATTTTTTAGCAGAAATGTCGGTTAAGGTTATCATGGTATTATGTATATAAAAGAAGAACCGGAGTATTGGGTTATAAGGAACTCCGGAGAAAACCTCAACTAACTAAACTAAGCAGCTAGTGCATAATCGATTTGATTTCCGATTAAATTTTCATTTTATAGCCTTTGTTGGCTGACGAGCTTTGAGCGGATCTGCTACCTAATCGATGCCGAATCTCCCCCATTAAATAAATCTATTTTAGATCTATTTGGTGGAGGAGGTGGGAATTGAACCCACGTGTTAAGTGCTCCTACCTAAACCTTTACGTCGTTCTCACTTCATTGAATAATGAATGTTATGCATCATCATGAGTTAGTAGCTTCCACAATACCGCTGCAGAAATCAAACCTACTAAACCAGCGTCACCTAGCTGAGAGACGATACCAATAATGGTACCAATAACGTCGCCACCTAAGAAAGGTACTGCTCCGCCGAAAACAATTTGTAACATGATCGCAAGACCAATTAAACTCATTGCTACCGTTGTTGCAGCTGAAACGCCGCTTGTGATTTTATCTAACATATATTCTCCTATGTCGTTTTTTAAAAAGTAGTTTAGCCTTGTCTCGAAGGGTTCTCGTCCTTAAACTTTTCATTTAGCTCATTATTTAGTTTAAGGAAAATTGGGAAAAGGGCGTTGGATAACAATCCTATGACCCCGAGGGTAAGAATAAACCCTAATGTAAAGTAATTTAAGAATTCCATAATTATTTATATATAACCTAATCTTGATAACATGGAACTATTATAACATAATTTATATACTTTGTACACTGTAAATGGAACTATTTTGCGCATATAGTTTAAAAAGGTAAAATTATTCTATAATATGATAGTTTCATAGAATATTTTTCTATAAAACACATGATTCACAATAGTCATCATACTCTTGTTGTGTATCAAAGTCTTCTCTTGTATAATCTTGGCTAGACTCATCTTCAGTTGCCATATCATTCGTATTGAAATAATATAATTGTTTACCACCATACTTATAGAATGTAACAAGATCCTTCATCATATCACTCATCGGAACTTTGTTATCTTCATACTGAGCTGGATTATAACTGGTGTTAATAGACATACCTTGATCTACATACTTCTGAATAACAGCCATGATCTTTATATAACCATCGGGTCCTTTCTGATCCCATAGTAGATCATACTTGTTTTTCAGGTTGTGTATTTGTGGTACAACTTGTGCCATGACTCCGTCCTTGGATTGCTTGTATGATACAAGTGCACGAGGTGGTTCAATACCGTTTGTGGCATTACCTATTTGAGCTGATGTTTCAGCAGGCATAATAGCCATTAATGTTGAATTTCTTATACCGTCCTTTAAAAGCTGCGCCCTGAGCGACTTCCAAGGCATTCTTTCCTTATGTTTGACTAATTCATTGACCTCTGATTTATATGTGTCTATTGGCAAGATACCATGCCCGTACTTAGTCTCTAAATTTTTATAACAAGTTCCACGCTCTTTTGCTAGATCTGCACTAGCTTTTATGAGATAATATGACCATGCTTCTGCGTACTCGTCAACGGTGGTAAGGGCTTCATCATTGTACTTTAATCCACGCTTCGCTAAGAAGTAGGCAAAGTTTATGATCCCTACACCTAATGGTCTACGGTTCATTGTTGATCTTTGTGCTGCAAGAATAGGATAGTCTTGATAATCTAATAGAGCATCAAGAGAACGTACAGCTAAATCACAATACTTCTCAAAGTCTTTAGGATCATTAATTAATCCCCAGTTAATTGCACTGAGAGTACACAAAGATATCTCACCTTTGTTTGCATCATCATAAGACTCTAGTCCATGACTAGGTAGATTAATTTCACAACAAAGATTAGACTGGTGTATCGGAGCTTGTTTCTCTATAAATGCCCCATGTGTATTTGCATGGTCTACATTTTGTAGATATATTCGTCCTGTCTCTTTACGTTCTGTTAGGAATTGAGAGAATACCTCAATGGCTGGTAGAGTCTTCTTACGGATCTTACGTGATCTCTCATACTTTTCATATAACTCTTTGAATAGATCTTGATCCTCAAAGAATGCATCGTATAACCCAGGCACATCATGAGGAGAGAAGAATGTAATGTTACCACCCTCTATTAATCTCTCATACATAAGCTTATTAAACTGGAATGCGTAGTCCATGTTACGTACACGTGTCTCATCCGTACCACGATTATTCTTTAGAACAACAAGATCTTCAAATTCATAATGCCATACAGGAAGATAAACTGTTGCTGCACCACCACGTACTCCACCCTGTGAACAAGACTTAACCGATGCTTGAAACAATTTAAGGAATGGAATTAATCCGGTATGTACA